TCTGTAAAGTGCGGCATAACGTACTGCCAGTTTCGGAAATGGATATCTGGATAGAGTCGATTACTGCGCCTTGATCTTGTTCAAGCTGCGCCAGTATCTTTGTAATCTGCTTCTCGGCTTCAGATTGCGTCATCACTTCACCAGCCCCTTATCAATCAGCTTTTTCAACGATCTCAAATGTCCCTCTGCGAAATAGAGCTTTACCTCTACGCGCGTGAGGCCCTCTGGCAGCGGCACGAGGCGATCGACAACTGCGTGGCAGGATGAGCAGCCGTATGCTCCCATCAGGTCATGAGACTTCATCCCTATGCCCTTCCCTGCTGCTGATCCATTGCCGTGGCACCAGACCGTAGTTTCGGGACGGAAATTGCACACGCCTGGAATCCTGATCTGGCACTCCTCATTGCGCGCGGATTCAGTTATCTTGCTCATGCGAACAACGCTCCCTGATGGGCGTTTCTGCGTTCCCTTGTTCCCGCCCGGCGCATTGCTGAATCGTGCGAGTTGTGGCATTTCTGGCACAGCGCAGCGAGATTAAACAGACTTGATGCTTCCGGCCGATGGTCGAATACATGAGCGGTCGTCAGCACAACGATGCTCCCTGTGACCGGATGAGGTTTGCCATGCTCCACCCCGCACCATTCACATTTACCCTTGGCACGAAAGAATCGGACAAAACGACTGCGAATTTTCCAGTCTCTCGGGTAACGCGCACGCATTTCAGGACGGATAGGCATCATGCGTACGCCAGCACAGAATCAGCCCATTCCCTGAGCCGCTGTTCGGTCATATCGCTGCCATAGATATGCTTCAGCAATGCCGTGATAGTGGCGCTGTACAGCTTCTCGAACGTTTCCTCGTTCATCTTTGCCCACGAGATACTGTCGGCTTCTGCGCGCACTTCACCTGTGATTGTGGGGACTGGATGCCAATAGCCCGCCAGGATGGTTAAGTCCTTCCTGAACTTCTCGAAGTTGGGCTCGATGCGCTGCCCTTTGTGTTCCGGCATTTCTGTCGTCTCGGTCCAGAATTCATATCCGAGTTGCGCCAACGTCCACCACTTACGGAAGAACTTTCCATTCCGCATTTCGGACGTCTCGCACTTGATCGTGGCGCCCACCTTGTAGCGCTTCAGCTTTCCCGCTTCTTCATCATTTGCCGGGACAAGATGCCCTATGGAGTTCTTGATGAGGATGATCTCTCTCACAGCGTCGTTACCTGCACCACGGCGCGCGCCGATTCGGAATACTTCTTCGTTACCGTCAACTCAACAGCCTGCTTGTCATCCTTCCAGACGATCTCGTTGCAGGCATCGAATATGCCCTTTATGCAGTTGTCGAGGTCCGGCTTGGATGTAGGGAAGATCACGCCTTCGAGGGCACTGCGCCGCTTCTTCTGTGACCAACTGGCAGGAGGCGTGACATAAAGTCCGATCCATACCGATACCGCGCCGTCTATTACCGCCCTCCCCTGCATGGCCTCGGCTGCTGCCAGCTTCACCAGATTTTCATAAGACGCAGTTTTCTCGGGGGTGTAAGCAGTAACGAAATTGCCGCGGCGCGCAAACTTCGGTCTGCCTTTGCCTACAGGAGCGCCCGGGATGGTGAACGAAATGCCGCTCACTTCCCCTCCCCTTTCTTCAATCGAAACATCGTGCACCTCACGCCATGCTTTTCACCGAGATCGCACCGCTTCTCGCCGCACACCGGGAATTCATGGATACAGCCGGAGCAGGAAAGGATGGGACGGGTGATTACGAGGAAGTTATTCATGCGACCTCACGTTTAGGCATAGCAGCGATCCTGTTCACCGCATCGATGCGTTCACCTATCCAGCGCATGACTGGAACGGCCATTGAGTTGCCCAGAGATTTATACCGTGGACCATCTGCTACTTTGCCGGGAATAAGTGTGTAGTCATCAGGAAACCCTTGAAGCCGCTCACACTCGCGCGGAGTGAGGCGACGCACTTGCATGGATTGCCTGACATAGCTAGTTTGCTTCATTCCAGGCTGTGCAGACAGGGCGCCAACAACCGACATTTCGCGAACCTCGTCTCTGGTGTTTTGAGCAAAACACACCGCCTGCTGCCCACCGCCATTCTGGCGAGAGTTGGCATGGCTCATGCTGCGTAGAGTGGATGCAACCGATCCGACTACAAAACCGTTTTGTCCTGATGCTTTGCAGTCGAAGGCAATAGGCACAAGCGGCGTTCCCCTCCCCGTTCCGTCCTCGCTTGCATCGAAGCCTTCACCGCAGAGGGAATGGGCTATGAGCCGTCCTGTGTAGGCGTCTTGTCCGCTGTATGCGCCAGGGTGTGTGTCGGCGCAAAGAGAACCTACAACATCGCTGACGTAACTCTGCCCCGCCACATATCCTGTACCCAGCTTGTGATCGGAACAAGAGGCTTCTGTACTGGCAACGGCTTGTAAACCACCTGTGGTTTCAAAGTCGCCCCCGAAGCCGCCACCTGCTGTAGTGCGTGCTCCAATTGTTCCGGTAATTTCTTGCCCCTTTTCTCTGCGCGGCGCAGTATCCCCCGACAAGCTGTGGCGCTCAAAAAGTACCGCCGCGGCACGTCTCCAGTCTCCAAGATGTCCGACAACGAAGACGCGACGGCGCCGCTGTGGAACTCCAGCGTATTGAGCGTCAAGAATCCGGTAGGCGAACCCATACCCGAGTTCCCCCAACCCTCCGAGGAAGGTTCCAAAGTCTTTTCCTCCGTTAATTGACAGTACGCCGGGGACGTTCTCCCATACCAGGAACCGGGGGCGATATCTTGCAGCAATGGCAAGATAGATAAGCATGAGGTTGCCACGCGGGTCATCCAGTCCCTTTCTGAGTCCCGCGATACTGAAGCTTTGGCAGGGGGTTCCCCCCACAAGGACATCGATTGCATAATCAGGCCACTCCTTGAATTTGGTCATGTCTCCGAGATTCGGGACGTTGGGGTAATGGTGCGCAAGCACGGCTGACGGGAATTTCTCAATCTCCGAGAAAAAAGACGCTTCCCAGCCGAGAGGATTCCAGGCAACGCTGGCAGCCTCGATGCCGCTGCATACGGAGCCGAAAATCACAGCGAATCCTCATCGTAATCGAACGCCCTGCTTCCCGCCTTTTTGATGTAGAGCCGCCACTTGTCAGGAGACATAGGAAAAGGAAACTCCCCTGCTTCCATGCGCGCTAAATCATGGCTTCCGATAGCTATCTCCGCAGCAGCTTCCGCATAGGTCCATCCTGCCAACTCACGAACGATCTGCAAATTACGTGGCGTCTGAAGCATGTTCAGATCGAGGAAACAGGGATGTCCGCTTGTGTAACCCATCACGCACCCCCTACAGTGAACCCGCGCTCTACGCGCCTTACCTTGCGCTCTATGCGGTCACCGTCATAATTCCCAAACCGTGTGTATTCACCGCGGAACGTGAGCCGACAATCCCCGATGCCGCCGTTCCGGTTCTTGCGGCAAAGAATCTCTGCCGTTCCCCGGGCCTCGCTGCTCTCGTCGTAAACCTCATCCCGGTACACAAACAGGATCAAGTCTGCATCCTGCTCAATCTCTCCGGACTCCCGCAGGTCTGACATGACAGGCCGCTTGTCGCTACGCTCTTCCACCTTCCGGCTCAGTTGCGATAGCGCGATTACAGGAACATCGAATTCCTTCGCTATGGATTTGAGCCCACGAGATATGCTGCCAATTTCCTGATTTCGGTTATCCCCGTCTCCCCGCATAAGCTGCAGGTAATCGACGACGATCAGAGACAAACCATGCTGCCTTTTGATGCGCCGGCAGCGAGAGCGGATATGCCCTACGGATACGGCTGGAGTATCGTCAATCTGCATGTTCAGGCCATGCAGGTGCGATATGGCGGCGCTTCTGTCCATCTGATAGGAGTGGTACTTCAGCATGCGTCCTGCGACTTCCCTGCGAGTCATTTCGAGCGAGAAAACGGCGGCAGGATGTTCCCGGGAAACGTTCTCGGCGACCTGCATTGCAAGGCTCGTCTTGCCCATGCTTGGCCTGGCGCCGATGATGATGAGGTTGCCGTTACCGAATCCGCCGGTCAGATTGTCGAGGTCACGCAGACCGGTATCGATCGAAACATGTTCGGTATCCTCCCAATCGACTGCTTCGGCTACCGCTTGACCGATGTGGACATAATCACGCTCGGTATTGATGTCCAGGACGGAGAGGATTTTCTTCTCTGCCGCCTCTGCGATGTCTCGTGGGTCATTGTGGGAATCGCATGAAAGCGCTATCTCCTCAGCGCTTGCACGGAGGTTTCGCAGGATGGCGGCATTGTGTACGAGCTTGGCGTGATGTCGGATGTTTGCAGAGGTATTGGAACTCTGCGTCAGGGTGCTGAGATATTCCAGACCACCTACCCGCTCCAGTTCGCCGTGAGCGTCCAAGGCCTCAGCAAGCAGGATGATGTCGACTGCTTTCCCGGCATCCAACATCCTTTGGATTGATTGGAAAATGATGCGATGATCTTCCCGGGAGAATGCGTTGCCAGGAAAATCAGATATGCGGTCATAGGCCCCGTTGTCGCGCAGTAGGCAGCCCAAGAGAGACATTTCAGCTTGGATGCTCATCGGCGTTGCTCCGCAAATCTCCCAACGGAGTTACGAATCCAGGTGCGCCATGCCGCGTTCCAGTCTACAAACTTATTTCCACGCGATTCGTGATGGTCTTTAAAATGAAGTGTTGTGGGCTTGATGTTCGCGGGCTTTAGTCCCTGATCAACTGCCCAATCGAACATTTCTGGAGTTACTGCAAAGTCTTCAGGAAAAGAAGTCTTTCTGTTCGCTTTCTGCATCTGAATTACTTTTTCAGGCTTTTCTTCATGAAGAGCGGAGGGCTCAAGTTGCAACACGTCAGTGTTGCCCTCTTCCTCTGTATCTGTATCTGTATCTGTATCTGTATCTGTATCTGTATCTGATTCTTGGGGAGTCACTGTGACGTCACGGTGACGTTTCAGTTTGTCACGGTACGCTCTTGTACGCTCCGCGCTTGTATCCGATTTGAATTGCCTATCATTCCATTTGATGGGCTGCAGCGTTTCTTCGTCGACCAATCCAACCTCTGCTAGGCGTCTTGAAACTTCACCCAATTCGCGTAAATCAAGGCCAAGTTTAACTGCAACCTTGCGCCGCATTAAGTTGGGTTCTGTATCCAGAATGCCGTTATTTTTACAGCAAAGGATAGCGATGAAATGCCATCGATCCTCGAAAGCAAGAAGCCTCAGCTTTTCATCGTCAACTGCTTCAGAATAAAGTCGAAACCATGGATTACTCATTATTTATGACCTCGATTTTGTTGCTTTTCCTGTTGTTGCAAACAGCGCAGAGAGTTTGTAAATTCTCTGCTTGGTTGCCGCCGCCTTTGCTTATAGGATGGATGTGATCTATTTGGAGATTGATATGAGAGTTACATATAACGCAGCGGTAAAGATCTCGTTCCAAGACGAGTTTCCTTAGTGAAGCCGGAAGGTTTTTTCTTGGATTTTCCTTACGCATAACATTTGAAGGCCATGTAAGCCATTCGCCGGAATGTTTCATCCAGTAAGTATTTGCGGTAGTTTC